TTAGATCAAGTTATGTCAGACGGACACAGGTTTGTTTATTGGCAACCCCATAAGAAAGACGACCCTGCTGCCATGAAGGAGATGTATTGTGAATCTCTGGTAGAGGAACATCTAGCCAAAGCTTCGGGTTTTTCAAGAGGTTCTGTAAAGGGATTTTTTGATTACTCAGGTTTAGGTCTAGATATTACCGAGGGGGAGCTACGACTTCAAGTTGCAGTTATGGCAGACGGTCGTATTGTCAAGGGGGGTAAGGATAACTACACGCAGATGAGGTTTAGAAAGAAACGTAAGTATGATAGACTTATAACCCTATGTGAGCAGCATGGTCTCAGGTTTTCTGACCGTGGTGTTACTGCTGGGGGCGAGTATCAGGTAATTGTTTGGCCCAAGCTCAAGGATAAGGCTTATGACAGTAAGTACTATAATTGCTCTAAAGACCAGCTAAGTATCGTACTGGATGAGATGGTACACTGGGATGGCAGTGAGGGCACAGGTGTTTTCTCGACAACCAAAAAAGAGAGTGCAGACTTTATTCAATTTGCATACTCCTCTTTGGGGGTACGGGCTAGTATTTCTATGGATAGTAGGTCAAGCAAGTACTTAACAGGTTACTGTGCAACAGTGTCACCAACTAAAAACGGCTTTGTGGGTCTGACGAAGGGAGGAGAAGGTTCTGGCGCTGTAGTTGAAGAATACATACCCAAAGATGGTTACAAGTATTGTTTTACAGTACCCTCCGGTTACCTAGTTTTGAGACGCAACAATAGGGTATTTATAACAGGTAACTCGGGAATTGGAAAGACGCTTATTACTAACAACTTGATACAGTACTGGATACTATACTCACCATACAAGGTGGGTGTGCTCAGCCTAGAGGCCGGAGCGGGTAAGTTTCTCATCCGACTGATATCTGGATACTTGGGAACCAACGTAGCTCGAATTGCAACACCCGAGGAAAAAGTACAGTACTTAAACGATAACAGGGCTAAGTGCGAAGAGTTATTTATGAACGAGGAGGGTGAGGAGAGGTTTTGTCTGGTTGATGATAAAGGGGAACTAGACACTCTAGCAGCTGTTAGGCGTACTGTTGAGAGAATGATAAGGCAGGGTGATTGTAAGCTGATTATTATCGACCCCATACAGGATATACTAGACTCTCTACTCCTAGAGGAGCAAGCAGCATTCTTAGCTTGGCAGAAGAAAGTTAAGGCAAGAGATAATGTTACCTTTATTAACGTTAATCACACAAGGAAGTCGGGGGGTGGTAGCAAAGCTGGAAGTCAGGGCGGTATGCTCACTGAGGAGGACATGCAGGGGACATCGGCGCTTTATAAATCAGCAGCCATTAATATTATTTTGACAAGAGATAAAACTGCTGCTGATGAGTTTGCAAGAAACACCACGGATGTATTGTTAACCAAGTCGAGAGATGTAGGCGATACTGGCCCAGCTGGACAGTTGTTTTATGTAGGCGCAACTGCTAGACTGTACAACAAAGAAGCTTACGATAGAGACGATTTAAAATAGGAGTAGATAAATGACCTCGATTACTTGTGACGTTGAAGCCAGCAATCTATTAAATGATGAAACTATAGATTACACAAGGATACCATACCGTCTTAAGGATAACTTTAAGATGCACTGTCTTGTTCTGGAAAAACACGATACTGGTGAGTTTGTGGCGTTCTATGATGGGCCTAAGATAGAGCTTGATGGAACTAGATACGAAGTAGAGGGAAATCATTCTGTTTATGTACTTGAAGATTATAAGCCTATAGAACACACCCACTACCAACTCGATAAGTTTAAGCGTTATATAAAGAAGAATAAGTTTGACAGGGTGATAATGCACAATGGTATTAACTATGACTTGCTGGTGTGTAAGTTGTTTTTTGATATGGACTACACAGTTGGGCCGGACACTTGGGTTGATAATGAAATTGTTATTGAAGATACTCTTGTAATGTCAAAGGCATTAAATGCTGATAGGTTCGGCGGTCACTCACTTGATAACTTAGGTAAGAAGGTGGGCCTCGATAAGATACAGTTTCGCAAGCATCTAGGTACTGACGTTAGGTTCCTAGAGTTTGCACCAGACATGCTGTATTATTGTATACGTGACGTTCAAGTTAACACTGCTGTCTATAGGATGTTACTAGTCGAACAGGAAGATTGGGACTGGGCTGGGGTTATAGAGCTGGAAAAAGCAATTGCTGAAATTGTTACTCGACAGGAGCATAGGGGATTTGCTTTTAATAAGCCCTTAGCGGAAAGTAACATAAAAGAGCTTGACATGCTGATGGAGGAGCGTAGAGCGCGTGTCGAACCTGCTTTGCCTCCAAGAGAGGCTACTAAAAAGTTTCTTTCTGATAACACTCCCCCTGCAAGCCAGTTGAAGATAACTACAGCTAAACCGCCTAAAGTACAATTCAAGGGTGATGGAACACCTAGCGCACACCTGATAAAGTTTGTTGAAAAGGTTGGTGGAGAGTTAACAGAGGATGATGGTACTTACGAGTTACTACTTGACGGTGAGGTTCACTCACTACCTTATAAGGCCGATGTAGAGGTAGGCAGGGAGCTTGCGGTTCACATGGTTAACTTTGTAAAGAACCATGATGCCAAGGTTAATAAAACCTGTACTCATATTACTATCTTTGGTGAGAAGCACACGTTGCCGCTCCCCAGAGAGCCGCTACGGACAGAAATGGTAGCCACTATCAATGACTCAGCACACATAAAGAATTGGCTGGTGGGCCTTGGGTGGACTCCTACGGAGTACTCTGAGAAGGACTTGACGGTTAACTCTAAGAAAGAAAAGTATCAGGAGGATGCTCTGCTAGACTCAATCAACAGGTATGTCGATCAGACTCTAGCTACTAACTTTTGCAAGGATAGGTGTGAGAACCTCAAGGCGACACCTGCCAGTTTGAAGAGTAAACTAATATACCGAACCAAAGGTGACAGGGGTGTTAAGGTACTAACCAACCCATCTTTCACGGTAGGTCAGGAAAAGGAGATGTGTCCCGCATTGGCTCGAATAGCTGAGAAGTTCCCTTATGCAAAAGATATTGTTGAATATTTAACGTATAGGCATAGACGTAACTCTATCTTAGGCGGTAATCTGGGCTTGGACGAAGAAGAGGAGGCAACAAAGGGTTTCATAGCTCACGTAAGAGCCGATGGCAGAATACCAACACCAGCTGACAGTTGCGGGGCGGCTACTGCTCGTATGACTCACAGGATAGTCGCAAACATACCCAGAAACACATCCCCATTTGGGCCTAAGATGAGGGGAATGTTCGGGGTTAGCAAGGGTATGGTTCAGCTAGGCTACGACTTTGACTCACTGGAAGCTAAGATAGAAAGTCACTATACCTACGACTATCAAGGCGGGGTTGCATACGGGATAAGTTTGACAGCAGAGAAGCCCAACGATTGCCACAGCGTCTTGGCTAGAAAGGTTAGTGACTTGCTGGGTATTGAGTTCCCTAGACAATCTGCAAAACCTGTTAAATATGGTTGCTCTTACAACGCTCAACCGCCCAGAATTGCTAAGACTATCGGTTGTAGTTTAAACGATGGACAGGTCATATTTGACGCTTTCTGGGAGCAAGCATCACCATTGGCTGATAGAAAAAACACACTACTTAAGTACTGGGAGACGGAAGGACTGAGAAAGTTTCTACTGGGTTTAGACGGTCGCAAGCTGCCAGTCAGAAGTAAAGGTAATGTGATTAACACCGAGTTTCAGTCAGGTGGTGTTATATGTGCTAAGAGGGCAATGCTTATACACGACAGGATGCTGAAGGAAGAGGGGTTGATAGTTGACTTCTTTAAAGAGAGTCCTGATGGTAGAGATTATTGTCAGCAGCTAATAGCCTATCACGATGAGTCTCAGTTAGAAGTTCCTGCAAGCTCAGTAAAGTTTAAGTTGTTTAAGACTAAAGAGAAAGCGGAGAAGTGGAAAGCTAAGAAAGAGGCCAAGACGGGCAAGGTGTGGTCTGATGTGGGCGAGTCAAGCAAGGGTTTTTATATTGGGTATTGTAGAGCAGGAGAGTTGTCTGTTATGGCTGTCAAGCTCAGTGGGGAGTATTACAACTTAAATGTCGAGTTGACAGCGGGTTATATGCTAGGAAATAGTTGGGCCAATTGTCACTAAGGTCTTGACATTGTTTAATTAATATGTTATGCTGTAAAAAATGGGAGGATTATTATGCAAGAGTCAGAGAATACAATTAGGGAGTTTCATAAGCCAGAGGTGGAAAGATTACTATTCTTTAAGCAGTTGAGAAACAACAGAAACAAACACATCTCTACACTGAACAGGGCTCGGCTTAAGGGTAAGGATTACTCAGGCGCGGTTGTTGCTTACGATAAGTTAATTAATGATAAACTAAGGGGGGCTTAAGGATGCAAAAAAGCGATCAGAAAGAAGTCATGTCTAGTAAGCTTGGAGGCGAACGACTTTTACAGTCTATCCTTGTAGACGGGGATGAATTAGTAACTGGTGGGCCGTGTATAGAACTAAACTGGGGTTACCTCACGGGTGAGCTTAGGGCTGGCGGTTTGATCGGTGAAAATGAGGTTGTGAATCAAGTTGACATCCACGAAGATGGTATTAGGTTTGCACTAACTGAGGTTATAAAGGGGATTTAAATTATGAGTATTAAAGATAAAGACAGTTACCCAATCTTTCAAACGGGTGCTCGTTTATTTGGTTTTTGGACGGTGCTTTTAATCCTGACACTAAATGGTGATAACGGCAGAGATATGCTGGATGTGGGTGTCGAGTATGTTCAAGCACTAACAGCACAAATTAACAACGAAATTACACAATAAAGGAGATTTTATAGTATGGCTTTTAAACCAAAGAATGAAGGTAACGCCGAATCGTTAGATTATGATGGCGTTAACAAGTCGCTTATCGAGCAGGAAGAAATGATTGGCTTTATTACGCTCAACGTGGACTTAGGAATACAGGCAGGAAGACCAACGGTGTCTTATAAAGACCCCAAGAACCCTAATGACACCGACAAGATAACCACTGTCAAGACGGAGGAAGAAGCAGAGGCGTTAATCAACCAAGCAATAGAAATCATGGGTGAACACTTAGCAGATAAAAACGGCGTTGATGAAATGCCGGAGCCTGATGAGGAGGGTAATTTTAACCTACCTTTTGAAATCTACACTTCTAAAAGCACTCGGGAAGTAGCTGTATTTGCTGATTGCCCTGAGTTGGATGTTGAGTACAAAGAAGATGAGCCTGTCCAGTATAGGCATATGTTTAACCGATCATACGCTGGTGAAATTAACGGCTTTAAATTTAAAGCTGCACCACCTCAACAAGGCTCTAAGTTGTGGACTTTTAGCCCGAAGTCTGTGTTGTACGAACTCGCAACTAAGACAGGAAATAAGGCCATTGTCGAGGAAGGCGAAGACAACATGAATATTGACTTGTGGTTGGGGTCTGCTGTCCGTATAAATGTAACGGCCAAGAAGGGCGGTTATCCTGCTTTTGAAGTAAGTAAGCTGGGCAAGCGGGAGTTGGCCGATGCAGAAGATTTGCGTAGCAGTCTAGTCATTGAGCCGATGAGTATACAGTTTGACGATGAGGTGGATGAGTTGGTTACTAAGTTGCAATCTGCTATGCTGCGATTTGGTGTTATCAGACTGATCAAAGAAGCTGTAGACTTTAAAGGCTCTAACATGGAGAAAGCTCTTGTCATCCTTGAAGGCAAAGAAGTCGATGATGAAGATGAACCAGAAGAGAAAGTAACTAAGAAGCCTACGACTAAAAAGAAAGTGGCTGCTAAGGAGACTAAAGTAGAAGAAAAAGCTGAAGAGGAGCCTGATGAAACTTCAGACGAAGATAATTCTACCGCTGATGAAGATACAAAGGCTGATAAAAAAGCTAAGAAAGCTGCCAAGAAAGCTAAGAAAGCTAAGAAGACAGGTGGTGTTGAAAAGACCGACACTGATGAAGATTTGCCTTTCGATGACACTGGTAGCTAACTACCAACTAAGGGGGGTCTTACAGACCCCTTATTTTAACCAAGGAGGTAGAATCTAGTGGCATTTAAACCAAAAGTACAAAAGATTGAATTAGAGAACGAAGAGTCAGATATTATTGCAGTTATTGATGCTGACTGGCCTGTTTATTCGGTGGCCTCAGTGGGGGACGATGACTACATTGTAGTAACTCACACAGAGTCAGGCACAAAACAAGAGTTTAAAAATGTAACGGAGTTTAAGGGACGTAGCAATAAAGTTCTGGGTGGGTGGTTAGCTGAACGCAATATCCAGCGTAGTAAAAAGAAACTACCTCTGTACAGTCTTGAAGACTTCACTATTGAGGCTTGTAAGAAACGCAAGGTTGAGTATGACGATAGCGGTGACCCTCTAAGCCAAGATGACTCAGACAGAAACATATTCCATAGTGCAAAATCTATGATTATGTCTTGTCTAAATAGCCTAGGAGCAGGTCAGTATGTTGCTTATCACGGCGGTAGTGGTCTTTATAGACTTAACAGATCAACCCTGATGGAGTACAAAGGTAACAGGAAGGATGTAGTTAAGCCTATCATGTTCCCAGATGTACTTGATTATATTGTTAAACGATTCAAGTCCGAGAAAGTAGAAGGAGATATTGAGACAGATGACATGGTGGTTATGGTTGCATACCAAAAACCGAATCACGTTGTAGTGGGTGTCGATAAGGATTTCCGAGGTCAACCTATTAAGTTTTTTGATTATAACAATCAGGATGAGGGTATTATTGATGGTGATTGTTTTGGAGAGCTAGAGTGGTATCCAGCACCTAAGAACAAGGTGTCAGGGTTTGGTAGACTGTTTATGTACTACCAGATGCTCTCAGGAGACGCCACAGACAACTATAAGACTAACTGCTTCTCAGATACTAGGTGGGGTGCTAAATCTGTCTATGACTCTCTGGTGGACTGTAAGGATGACCATGAGGCTTGGGTTATGATGGTTAGGTGTATGAAGAACCTGTACCCAGAGCCGATTAAAGTTAAAGGCTGGAGGCAGAAAACAGCTACGCTGAATATTGATTGGCTATACGTCTTGAATGAGATGTTTGTTATGGCCCGAATGCTGAGGTTTGAAGGCGATGATAAAACCACGATGCAAGATTGGATGAAAGAGCTGGGTTTAAATCCAGACAGAATACTAGTTTAGGGGGTCGGTATGGAAAAGAAAATACCGTGGGAGCTATACCCTCACATTTGGAAATCTAAGTCAGCATTTATGGCTTTTGTTAGAGGCGGTATCCGCAAAGGATTGTGGAACACCAACCCAATTAAGATGGAGTTTATAAAGAACAACAGAAAGCGCGTCAATTTGGGTAAGATAACCCCCAAGAACCCAGAGGGTGAGGTGTGGGGGGCTCAATGCAGTATTTGCAAGCAGGACTTTAAGCAAGCTGAATGTCAAGTTGACCATGTTGATGGAAATAAAAGTCTCAAGTCTATGGATGACTTACTGTCTTTTGTCGAGGGTATGATTATTATTACAGACGAGGATTTAGCATTGGTTTGCAAGCCCTGTCATACTATAAAAACCTACTCAGAAACACACAATATAAGTTTTGAGTTGGCTAGGATTACCAAGCAAGCAATAGCATTTCAGAAATTAGGCGTAAAGGTTCAGAAAAAGTTATTAGCTGATAAAGGGTTTAAAGAGGTTCAAACAACCAGTTCAGCCAAGAGGAGAGACTGCTTTATGAAGTTAAAAGGGATTAACAGCGACATTGTAATAAAAAAGGGGGATATTAGATGGCTGAAACTATAGTTTTTTTGTGGTTTATATCGGCTGTTATAGTGGTGATGTTTAAGAAGATTGCTGAAAAATCAGAGAACTTCTTTTATGGATTTATGGTGGCTGCTGTAATAGAGGAAGTACCTTTATTCAAATACATACTAGTGCAGGATATACTGACAGTTATCATATCACCTTTAGTTTTACTACTGGCGGCTATGAGATGGGCAGGAGGTAAGTTTAAATGAATAGTTTAAAAGACGATAATGTTAAACTGTACGTAGTGAGCAAGGATAACGATGGATTTACTCAGGTTGATATATCCTTGGATACAGGTATACCAGAGTCTACTATAAACGATTTCTTGAACAAGAAGTCTTACGCAAAGTGGTGGGCTGAAAATGGGGGTAGTGTTTTATGTTTAACCAGTGAAAAACCTGTCAGTGTTGCTGTTAAGACTTCTGACACTTTACCTCGCCCGAGGATTAACTCGATCAAGAGTGATGTAGAGCCCATCATAATTCAAACGTCAAAGGTGGTTAAGGAGTTTCCGACTCACATTATGATACCCGATACACAGGTTAAACCCGATATTGATATGAGTTACTTGCGGTGGGTCGGTCAGTATATAGCTAAGAAAAAGCCCGATGTTATTATTCACATTGGAGACCACTTTGACTTACCGAGCCTATCAAGTTACGATAGAGGTACTAGAAAAGCTGAAGGTAATCGCCTACACTTTGACATTGAAGCGGGTATACTTGGAATGAACATTCTACTAGAACCTATAGCTCAAGTCCAAGCAGCCGAGCTTATGGAGTTTGGTGAGGTTAAGTGGAAGCCTAAGATGGTATTTACTATCGGCAACCATGAGGAGCGGTTGATGCGTCATGTCAACTACAACCCAGAGCTGGATGGTTTTGTAAGCTACGATGACTTCAAGTTAGAAGAGAATGGTTGGGAAGTTTATGACTTTCTGGAACCAGCGGTAGTCAACGGAGTAACTTACTGTCACTTCATGGCTAACCCTATGAGTGGTAAGCCTTATGGTGGTGCTGCTTTGAACGTACTGAAGCAGGTAGGAGAGTCCTTTACTATGGGTCACAAGCAGACTCTGGATATAGCTACTCGCGCTCTGCCAGCTTCAGGTAGACAGCAGTGGGCTATAATCGCAGGTTCTTGCTACACTCATCACGAGGAGTACAAAGGTTATCAAGGTAACCATCACTGGAGAGGCATTGTAGTCAAGCACCAAGTTAATGACGGCGATTACAATCCTATGTTTATTGACCTTAACTGGCTGGAGGAAAAGTATGGATTTTAAGAATACAGTTATCATCCTTAACGGACCACCTAACAGTGGCAAAGACACTATAGCTGATGCTATGGCTGCTGAGTTTGGTTTACAGAACAGCAGGTTTAAAGCTCATCTGTACGCAGTCACAGCGGTTGTATTCAACTTAGACTTGGATAGTTTTATTATACAAGCTAACGACAGGGAAGCTAAGGAGTCTCGTACACTACTACTTAACGGGGTTTTATACTCCCCGAGAGAGGCTTTGATATACGTCTCTGAGAAGGTAATTAAGCCTCACTTCGGGGATGACTATTTTGGACAGATGTTCGCTGAAAACTTAGACCTAGTGAGGGGTACAGTTGCTTCTGATGGGGGTTTTGAATCAGAAGTCTACCCTGTTATTGAGCAGGTAGGTGCTGAGAATGTATTTATTATTCAGTTTACCAGATACGGGGCTGACTCCTTCGAGGGTGATAGTAGAGATTGGGTTAACGTTGAGGGAGTTGAGACTTTACGCACAACCAACAACGGAACTGTTCAAGAGATAGTTAATAACATTTATGATTACATTATGAGTGTTAGAAACTCTAGGTGTATGTCATAATGTCTAAGGTTATAGCTGTGGATTGTGATTTAACTATTGCTCAGAGCGATGTAGCTTGGTGGGACTGGATGAACAGTGTTTGCGGAACTAACATTCCCTTTCCTAGTAAAACTGAATGTATTCTATCATACGACCTATCAGACTACTTTGAGGCGTTTAACTACCACAAACGCGACCTTTATAGTTTCTGGCGAAGTGAGACAGCTTATGACGGTGTAAAACCTATGAAAGGGGCTGTAGAGGCGTTGCAAGAGCTTTCAGACTCTGGGTTTGAGATTGTAGTTGTCTCGACAGTGAAGGGTAACCACCATAAAAACAAATGGCAGTTTTTAGAAAGGAACTTTCCATTTATAGACGGTTACATTGCTACGAAGGAAAAGAAGTATGTGCGCTGTGATTACTTTATTGATGATAGACACGATGTGCTTAACAGGATACAAGGCCCAATTAAGATTTGCATGGATACACCTTATACTCAGTTAGAATTTACGAACGATGCAGTTACAACTTCTGGAACACCGGAGTCCATATGGTCTTATATTTTAAATTATATAATGGAAAAGGAGGGTATGCGATGAATATTGAAACACTAGCAGAAAGCATTAACACTGTGTCTGAAGTGTGTTTTAACTCAAGTCAATCGGCAGGTTGGTGGGAGCAGTACGATAGGGTGGAACTACTCGACACAGACGACTCGATGAAACAGTATCTTCGTAAAAGCATAGAGGGTTCCAAATATGCGCTGATGCACTCTGAATTATCAGAGGGTTTAGAGGGGTTGAGGAAGGATTTGAAAGACGATCACTTACCTGATAGACCTATGGAAGAGGTCGAGCTTGCAGATGCGCTCATTAGGGTGTTTGATTATGCAGGTAAGAAGGGTTTTGATTTAGGTGGTGCTGTTATGGAAAAATTGCATTACAACCAAAAAAGAGTAGATCATTCAAAAGAAGCAAGAAATGCAACCGGAGGTAAAGTAATATGAACGAACACAACCTGAGCTTAGTAAAGAGAATGGTAGAAGATGAAGGCTTAACCTTTGACTTAATGGCCGATGAATACATGAATGAGGTATCCTCAGAAGAGTTTCACAATTTAAGAATTGCTTTTCTTAAGGCAACTCAAGAGCTATTTGACTTTATCGAGGCGTATTAGTGATTAGCGCCAAAGTAATTGCAGATTCAGTTTCACCGGACGGGGTTCGATTAACTACTTTTGAAGTGGAGTTTCACAGATTTGTTTTGGCCGAGTGTAACACTCACAGAGTATTCTCTAGAAACTACCAAAGCAGCAGGGCGGTTCCTGTTCAAAGTATGATAGATCAAGTCAGGGAGAACCCAGCAGAGCCTATCCATTGGGGTAAGGCTCAAGCGGGAATGCAAGCGGAGGAAGAGTTAGATCAGATGGCTATTGAGCAGATGAGAGATATGTGGGCTGTTGCCGCTAAGGAGGCTGCCACTAGCGCCCAACATATGTTATCCCTCGGTGGACATAAGCAGGTTATAAACAGAATCCTTGAGCCTTTTATCTGGACAAGAGGGGTTATAACAGCCACTGAGGAGGGTTTTAACAGTTTCTTTAAGCTTAGACTACACAGGGACGCACAGCCTGAGATAAGAAGGCTTGCAGAGTTTATGGCTGATGCTTACGCAGAAAGTGAACCTAATTATCTGAAGCCCGAGATGTGGCATACGCCTTACTTTGGTGATGGGTACTGGCACAAATGTATGAGTGTACCTTTAGAAACTGCTGTTAAGATTTCATCATCGTGTGCAGCTCAAGTAAGCTATAGAAAGCTGGATGATACGGCAGAGACAGCGGAGAGGATTTATGGTAGACTTAACTTCCCAAAGAACGGTGTTTATCCTGAAGACCCTTGCCACTTCAGCCCAGCAGAACATGCAGCTATGTGTTTCACAGGTGAGAAGTGCATTAATAACGACACAACACCTAGCAGTATCGGGGGTAACTTTCAAACTACCTCATGGTATCAGCTAAGAAAGATGATGGAAATTGGGGTAGAGTCCCATTACTTAGGAGTACAGTTAATATGATATCAAACAGCACAACGCTAAACAATACTGTCAATGTTGTAATGTCAAGTTTAAAGATGGACGGCATGTCAGATGAGGAGGCTTGGGGTGTCATAGTAGACAAATACGAAGAAGCTATTTCCTTGAAAGAGCAGATGATCGGGTATGGTTACTCTGAGAGTGAATCTTACTATGTAGCCTCTCAGAAGCTCGCTAACAGCATTAAGAACCAAGGCATAGAAGACATCAAGTACGGGAAGATAATCCCTCTAAGGGTGGTTGTAGGGCTTCTGGGAGGGTCTGACTGGCACTCTATGAACGACTACAAGAGAGCCACCTCACTGTGGGGCTTGGGGTTTGATACTAAGAAGTTTGGCTGGTTCACCAACGCAGGTTGTTTTAACTATGAAGATAGGCGGGAATGCGCTGTGTTTATCCAAGGTTCAGAGCGATTAGACAATGAGTGGCTTACTAAGAAAGTGGGTGGTGTTAGTGTTGCCAGTATGGAGGCTAAGTACCACAAAGACCCAGAGCAACTGGCTGTTCTTAGAGGTCAAAGAAGAGATTGACTACTGAAAACTGGCTTAGTATAAAGCAGATAAGCAGACTGCTTAAAAACACGCGGTCTAGGCTGGCAGGGAGGGGCGTTAGGAGTTTTGTTAATGCCCCTGCAAGTACAAACCCCAAGTCAACAGCCGAGATAGTGCAAGAGATTGACAGCAGGAAGAGAAGAAAGATGTTTTTCATCTTTGGTTCCCTATTGACAGCAGCCCTGTTAGTGTGTATTCTGGTTTCTTTACTTTAGGGGATTGATTATGAATACTTCCAAATTAACTGGCCTCTTACGAGATGTTGTAAAGTTTGTATTTGATAACGAAGAAGAGTTTATCGCTGCTTTTTTCATCCATGAGGGAGAGACCTCAGAGGTGCTGGGGTTTTACATGTCGGGTAGCCTGTGTAGGGTTGAACTTAGCCTAGGTGGGCCAGAAAGTAAACATTATTGCTTAGCTACAAACAAAGTCATTGATTGGGTTGATGACCTATATGAAAAACAGCAGCAGGTTCGAATTAATAGACTAGTGCAGTTGCCCAAGTTTAGAGCTAGGCATGCAGTCGGTGGGTTGTTAGAAGGAACTACCTCTGCCATGTTCCGTTGGGTAGAGGACGGTCAGCCAGTAACCTTAGAACAGTACACGGAGAGAAAAGATAGGAATGGCTATGAGATTTATCAGCGCGACATAGTAAAAGCCAAATGCACTCTCGATAATCAAGAAATTATCGGTGAGGTTAAGTTTGAAGGTAGTGAGTACGTGGTTGAAAGTGAGGACTCAAAATGGCCTGTTGCAAGCTTCACTGTGCTAACAGATTTCGAGATACTCGGCAACATGACTGACAGCCCAGAGCTGCTAGGAATACAAACATGTTAAGTAGACAAGAGATGTTTGACAGGGGCTTAAACGGCTTACGCAAGCAGGGTAAGGCTTCTATGAGTGCTAAAGGTAAGTGTGCCTACAGAGGCGAGGGTGGTTGTCGGTGTGTAATAGGTTTCAGTATTCATGACCAGCACTACAAGGTAGATATGGAGGATACTGATGCAAACTCAAAGCTCGTAAGAGAGGCTTTGAAACATTCGGGATACCCTTTAAATCACTTAAATAGTGAAGATTACTTTCCGCTTGACCTGCAAAAAAGCTTGCATGATGACATATCTGCCACCGACACAAACAAAGAGTTTTTATTACGCCTCGAAAAGGCTGCTAAGAAGTTTGCCAGAGATTATAAACTTAAATACGAAAAGGTTAATAAATAATGGAGTTAACTGCCGAACAGAAGCTCTACAAACGGCAGTCATAATGGGTTCTTTAACATCAAGTCTTAATTTTTATTTTGAAGGAGCGTCTGCAATGATTGGAATACGGAAGAGTTGCACGTTTTGTAAGAAATTCAAAGAAGAGGTTGAAAACCTGTTTGAACAAACTCCTGAGACAACCAAGGGTGACGGGGAAACGAGGATATGCAACGAGTGTGTTATGAAGTTTAAGGAGGTGCTGGACACTTCGCTCAGCCCCCTAGAACCAGAACCTCAATCAGCTTAGGAGATATCAAATGATAAAATTCATATTGGCAATAGTTTTAATGTTAACGGTGGTTTCATGCGGGGCAGTAGTACGCCCAATTAAGTATAACACTACGTGCATAGATGGTGTTGTACATTGGAACCTAAAGAATTTAGACGGGGAAGCTTTCTACGTCCCTTTCTACACCCCAGATGGAAGTGTAGCTAAATGCCCTAAAACAGAGGGTACTGTGGCATGAGAGAGATTAAGTTTAGAGGACTAAGAACAGACACACTTGAATTTGTCTATGGTTATTACCTCAGGTGTTCGGCTGCACACTTGGGGCTTGATGTACCTCTTGCCAAAGCGCGTATCTGTCATGTAATTA